CTTTATTCGCCCGCGGATTAAAATGACGCCGGACGATCAACTGACGCGGGATCGCCTATCAGAGGAGCCGGTGGTGGATATTGGGGATCGATACAACGCAGTTACGATCCGCCGAAGAGATGATTATGTAGATGGATCAGAAGAAGAGACTTATACAAAGTCTGCGGCGGCAGAGGATGAGATGATTCTGACGAAGGAAATATCAAACCCGTTGGTCAATGATATGGTCGCCTGGTGTGACTGGGCTCTGCCATGGATACAACGACGGACGTCTTTTGACATAGAATATCGCGGTAATCCAGCACTTGAGATGGGGGATACCGTGCAGGTCTATGACGCTTTTGGAGTTAATGGCAGCGCTCTCGTTGAATCTCACGAACTGACTTTTGACGGCGGGATGGACGGATCGATGAAAGCGAGGCGGTAACTTTGAGCGATTATGTTATATTTGTGCCTCAGATTGATTCTGCCGCAATAACGCCGAATCCGGTAGAAGCAAACGCGTCCTTGAAAATATCAGTAGTTGTTTCAGAAATACAGAAAGTACTTTATCCGGAATGGTACTATTCCGGCGAGATCTATTCCGGGGAAAGCGAGGGATAAATGGCGATAAAAACAGTTCGGGCTCAAATTAACGGTCAGTGGCACACGCTGACGCTTAATCCGTCCAATGGGCATTATGAGGCGGAAATCACTGCGCCAAGTGTTACGTCATACAATCAGCCGAATCATTACTACAATGTGACGGTGGAGGCTACCAATGACGCAGGTACGACGGTGTCTGCATCCGGTACAACCATACCGGGATTGCAGCTGCAGGTGCGTGAAAGAATTAAGCCGGTTGTTACCATCACATCGCCGTCTAACGGCGCCCGGATTACAAATAATAAACAGCCGGTATTATTTACAGCGACAGACGAGACCAATGGGTCCGGAGTGGATCTGTCGAGTCTTGCGGTAAAACTGGATGATGTTTTGGTGCCGTCAGAGCAGATATCTAACAGCGCAATTGCAAACGGGTACAGCTTTACCTATACACCGGCTGAGGCCCTTTCTGACGGGTCGCATACGGTAACGGTTGATATTTCCGACCACGATGGCAACACTGCAGATCAGAAAACGACAACCTTTATCGTTGACACAGTAGCTCCGACACTTAATGTAACCGCTCCGACGGAAGGATACATTACCAATACCGCGAAACTTACTGTTGTTGGTACGACCAACGATGTAACCTCGTCTCCGGTAACCGTAAAGATTACACTCAATAGTGCGGATCAGGGAGCGATTACAGTAAACGCCGGAGGTGCATTTAGTAAACAGATAACGCTCGCTGAAGGGGCAAATGTTATTGTCATTACGGCGACTGACGCGGCGGGCAAATCTACTTCCGTAACGAGAAATGTTACGCTGGATACAAGCCAGCCGGCGATCACTGCTGCTACAATAACGCCGAACCCGGTAGACGCAGGAAAAACCATGTTGATTAGTGTGGTGATCGAATAAATGCGCAGCATCAAGGTAAGACTGCCGACGGAAATATTGCAGGTGACAGGCTCCGTAAACGGAATCGAGGTGCCGTGGACAAGAAACGGAGACATGTGGACCGCAACATGCTCTCCGTCAGAGGATAAAACCTATCATGTACAATTAAAGGCGATTAACAGTCTGGGTGCGGAGTTTGATTATGCCTTTGAGTTATATGACGGGCTGCGTCTGATTACAGACCGCACAAAACAGGATGTGGATCGCGTTAATTTTCTGCACAAGAAATGGTTTGCGGGTACGATTACGCCGACAGAGATGACAGAATGGTTTTCCGATTTGAAAGGGGCGTATAATGCATCTGATCTTAACCGGGTCGGGGCCGCTATGGAATATATCAGCCAACGTTTGGCAGATGCAGGATATGGTCATATGCTAAACCTAAAAACAGATTGGACGGCAGCTGACGATAACCGTACTGGCGCACTTGATTATTACCTGAAAACAATCCGGCAGTTGCGGTCATGGTTTGTAACATGGCCAACTACGCCAGATACGCCGGCTGATCTGCAGAACCTGACATTTGAAGAGGCGAACAATATCGAAAAAATATTGATGGATCTGGATGATCTTATCAATCGAATGGTGCAGGCTTATTACTACAGCGGCGAAATATATGCGGGGGAGGTATAAAAATGAAAGATAGAGTACCAAAATATCCGGGGCGTGTTTACGTTACCCCGGAAAATGAGGGCACGCCGTATTATGCGACGATTGAGAGAGCGGATGAGCCTGTTGAGGTTGGCACACCTTTAAATAAGGCAACTTTGCTAAGCGATGAAACGGCGGAGTTATATGAGAAACCTACTGATACGGCGGTTCCAGACGATATGTTTAAAATTCTTGGCGCCGAGAGGAAAAGAGCTATTTTCGGGGAGAAAAGCGAAATAGAGTCTGGCATTTGGGATACTTATTCTTATGTAACCAACAATTATGGTGACGAGCTTTTTAGACAAATAACGTCCGACGGTAAGGGTAGAGTGATTGCTCGTATGGGCGGAGATAGCAGTGATAGAATATACTATTCGGATGATTACTGCGAGACGATGAACCCAGTTAGTACTCCTTGGGACTATTCTTCCGAAGTATTTGGTTATATGGGTTATGTATGCGGGCATTTTATAATACCTAATAGCCGAACAGAGTCTGATCCTGTAATTTTGATATCGAAAGATGGTATAAATTGGACAGAAAAAACTCTTGATTGGAATCTAAGCGGCGATGACCGAATAGGCGGAAATAAGAGAGTAATCGGGAATGATGATTGGGGGTTTATATTTGCAGCAGATGAATACTCTGCAGGTTACACTGCTATAAAAATTACAAAATCGGGCGGCGACTTAATTTTTTCAAAAAGTAGTTTTGGACCCACTAAAGAGGCATCATACAATGACGGAGTATACGTCGTGTGGCGCACGGAAGGCTCTGTCCAAATTAGTTACACTACAGGAGATCCTGAAAGTTCTAAGACAAATCTTACTCGACCTCCAAACATGAACTCTGACGATACTGTTGGAGGATGTATACATGTAGGTGGCTATATTGTTATGTGTTGGAGTGGCTTTTATACTGGAAAAAAACCCGCTGTTTCAGTATATAACATTTCCGCAGGCTCTTGGAGCGATCGATTATATACTTCGGATAGTACAGGTGATATCTATCGTATAGGAGCATCTGCTGGAAAAGCTCTAATATTTCTCGATAATGGTACAGATTTTTGGATTGTAGACCCAAAAACAAATACCGTTGAGATTAAAAGTGTATATTTTAGTTCTGATGTAGTTTTGGTTACTATGTATCCGGAGGACGGTCCAACCGTCTCCCTCTTCCCGGCAGGACTTAATGCTTCTAATATTTACGGTGTTTATAAGTCAGAGATAACTAAGAGTATCGAATATCGGTTAGTAGACTTATTAGGAAATTACGTCGGCAACGGAGTAAAAATAGAGACTGGAGAATATACCGGTACAGGAACGTATGGTGCTTCAAATCCAAACACACTAACTTTTAATTTCGTCCCGAAGCTACTTATTATAAGACCTTCAGCTGGTAAGTTGGAAGGATCGTCCATATCAGACACAGGCATGATCGCTTTATACGGCAGTACAGCGTTTAATGCAAAAAGCTCCGACGGAAACAGCAATGCTCTTGCCGAAATAGTGTGGTCATCAACATCGGCATCTTGGTCAGGGAAGAACGCCGATGCGCAGCTGAATGCTAACAATACAAAATATTTGTACATAGCGATAGGTTAGGAGGTGTGCTTTGTATATCAGGAAGAATCCCAACAGCAGCGGCGCATATCCTGCTCCGCAGAGCAACTATGCAGAAGGTTTGCTTGTTATTTCAGAAGAGTTTTTAGAGGTCTTTTTTCAATATAACGGTTTCGTTTTGATAGAACACGACGGAACCCAGGTGACCGGCATCTCTCCAAAAACGGAAGCGTGGGAAAAATGGAAGGCATCTCTTCCTCCAGATCCAGAGCCTGACCCAGATCCGGTGACGTGGGACGCACTCGCAGAAGCCTACAGAGAGGGGGTCGAGTCTGTTGGATAGCAAAACAATCGTTTTAAATGCCATGCGCTCTCAGGGCGCCACAGATGCTGCCGCACTGGCGGCGAAGTCAGTAGATGGCGATGTCGATGGTACGGCTCTGATCGCGGCCGAGGGACAGATCCCGACGTGGAGACAACGGGACTTCACCAACGTATCAGTTGGAACACCTTATCGCTATAAAGAACAAGTGTATAAGTTATGGCAACAGCACGACGCGACGAATCAGCCGGACTGGAATCCGGAAGATGCTGTCAGCTTGTGGGACATTGTTCATACAAAAGACCCATCTTATGCTAAACCATTCGTTACACCATCCGGTACACGTGGAATGTACATGAAAGATGATTGCTGTGGGTATAAAGGTAAAATATACCGCAGCAAGGTTGACAATAATGTTTATAGCCCGCAAGATTATCCTCAAAATTGGGAAGAAGTAACAGTGAAAGAGCCGGGCGCACCGGCAGAAATGGAGGCTTAATATGGAAAGAAACTATAAGGAAATTGCAAAAACAAATACTTTCGTGAAACATGCGAAAGAGGTCCGTGAAATCTGTCTGGTACAGAATGTCGATGTTGGCGTGGCTGTTGATATGTACATCACCAATCATCACCTGACAAGATCAAAAGAATTGATGGAACAGAGCAAAGAATTCCGTAAATACTGTAGAGAAGACACTCTGAAAAGTATCGTGGAGGCACTGGGAAAATAGTGGACATGCTTACACAGATTGCGTGGTCTGCCCTGCCTGCTCTTTTGAGCGGTATTGTGCTTGCGATTTTTGGCAGACAGCAAAATAAACGGGATAAAGCTGCAGACAAAAGGGAAGAAGAACGAAAAAAGAGCGAGGTCGTAAAACTTAACCTTTTAGCGGCTACCGCGGATCTCTCCTGCGCTACAGCGGTATCACTCAAATATGGCAGAACGAATGGAGAAATTGACGAAGGCTTGAAGCAGTACAACAAAGCGATTGCGGCCTTTCGCGATTACGAAAGGGAAAAATTAGCGGAGCAGGCATAGATCGGCCACCTTATTAAAAAAAGTGGTCGATTTTTTTAATAAGGTTTCAAATTCCTACATTATATTAAATAGACTATTAAAAGAGGTGAAAACTGAAATGACAAAAAAATGGTGGAAAGCTGCAGGAATAAGAGCAGTAAAGACGATCGCTCAAACGGCAATCGCCACAATCGGTGCATCGGTCCTGCTGTCCGAGGTCAATTGGTTAGCAGTGGCATCTGCTTCGGCGTTGGCCGGGATCCTGTCTCTGCTGACCAGTGTCGCAGGGCTTCCAGAGCTGGAGGAATAATATGGCGGTTGATATAGGTCTATGGTAAAATAAGGACAAGGATTACCGTTTGGCGGTCGGTCACTCTCTGATAAAGGGGGTGACGCTTATGGTTACATACTCAGAGCTGTTTACATTCAGCTCGCTGATCGTGAGTATTATTACCCTTTGCGTGTTGTTACTGCGCAAGAAATAGCAAAGACCGCCTAATCTGAGGATTAGACGGTCGCTTTGGAAAAGTATTTCTCGGACTGACCGCCGTACCAAAGGCGGTAATCCTTTTTTATCTATATTAAGATTACCACGCAGAGAGAACTTAATCAAGGAGATTTCAGAGGAAGCCGGAAGGCTTCTTTTTTATAAAGTAGTCTGATGATATTGGTTGATATCATAATTTTTGTGTGATATGATAAATTTACCTAAAAGGTAAATTTGAAAGAGGTGACGCATTGCGAATCACATATAAAAGCAAGAAGATCGAAAAGGTGTGTACAGTTGCCTCAGAAGCCGAAAAGAAATACGGCCTTGAAATGGCTGCTAAGATCCACCAGCGTATAGATGAAATAAGTAGTGCCGATACTATAGAGGAAATGGTTCAATTTAAACTTGGTCGATGCCATCCGTTGAAAGGAGAACGAAAAGGGCAATATGCTGTGGATTTGGTTCAACCTAATCGATTAGTATTCCAAAAAGAGGGCGATGAAATTCAAATTGCAAAGATAATGGAAATCGTAGATTACCATTAGTTTTATTGTTGAGTTAGGAGGAGGTAACGAAAATGATAAAGAGTCGTACTTTTATTGCAACGCCTCCAGGAGCAACTATAAAGGAACAGCTTCAAGACAGGGGGCTCAGCCAGAAAGAATTTGCTCTGCGTATGGGTATGTCTGAAAAACATATCAGCAATCTTATAAACGGCGACGTCAGATTGACCCCTGAAGTTGCTTTTCGTTTGGAAATG